GTCAACGCTACGGGCCAGACGGGCGGGGACTGCTGGGCAGACGACGGCGGTACGGTCAACGCTACGGGCCAGACCGGCGGACGCTGCTGTGCCGGCGGTGGATGCTGGGCCGGCAAGGACGGGACAGTCAACGCTACCGGCCAGACGGGCGGGGACTGCTGGGCCAACTACGGCGGTACGGTCAACGCTACCGGCCAGACCGGCGGTGGATGCTGGGCCAACGAGGGCGGGACGGTCAACCGGCGCAGCTCTTCTAATGAGATTCCTAAAGATTGAAAAAAAACCAAAGGAGTAATTATGGCAAGGACGAAAGCAAAAACGATAAAAATACAGGCCACTTTGGACGCGGAATGGACAAAAAGGTGGCTTAATGTATGCAGGCGGTGGCCGGGCACAACCCGCCTTGGCCAGATAATGAGACTGATAGAAATAGCCGAGAAACAAGAGCGGGGAGAAACTGACAATGGATAATATGACCCACCCCAAAATCCGCGAGGCCGAACTAAATGGAGTGCCCGAAAAAAAGGAGGAGACCGTTGAGTGTTTCCTTTGCAAGGAGCCATTCACCAGCCTTGAACCGACGGTCATTTATGCTTGCTATGTCTGCCCGGACTGTTTGGAAATGAGCAAAGAGGCACTAATATGGCAGTGGATTGAAGACAAGGTAGAATTGAAGCGGACGGAAAAATTGTTGAGGAAGTTAAATGAAGAAAACAGAGCACATCGATATTCTTAAGGCGTATAACGCCTGCCTTGTTGCCTTGTTGGGAAAGATGAAGGAACAAAAGATGAAGGAACAAAAAAAGCGGGGAATAAAAAATGAAATTCTACATAGGCATTGACTTACCGAAACCGCCAAAGGAGTGTGTATGAGCGTAAAAACAGGAGGTATAACCTAATGACTTGTTATTATTGTGGTATAGACCCAGGTCAAAGCGGTGGAATCGGGATTCTCGACGAGGCCGGTGCGGTCGTTGCAACCTTCAAATTCAAAAACCAGACCGACGCGGATATATCTGACATATTTGAATACATTACGAAACTCAACGACGAAGGCGATGCCGTCTTTGCTTTCCTTGAAAGAGTTCACAGTATGCCCAAGCAGGGCGTGGCCAGCAGCTTCAAGTTCGGTGTTTCGTTTGGCTTTTTGCAGGGGATGCTAACCGCACATAAGATTCCATTTGATTATGTCTCGCCCCAAAAATGGCAAAAGGCTCTTGGCTGCTTGACTAAAGGCGACAAGAACGTTACGAAAGCGAAGGCACAGCGACAATGGCCGAATATAAAAATAACACACGCGACAGCCGATGCGATTTTAATCGCAGAGTATTGCAGGCTGACAAAAAAATGACAACGAAACAGTTTGGAAGCACGGAAAAAAGTTCAAGGCGAAAGGAAAATGAAAAATGAATTGCACTGTCTTGCATTTTAACCTCAGGAAAGCAAAGGCGGCAGGCTACAAGGCAACGTTCACCGATTGGCTTATCAGCCTTCGGTCGAACCGGGTACACAGCGAGTTCCTGTTCTCAGAAAGATACTGCGACCTGAGTTTCTCTTCAACAATGAAAAGTGGTGAAAACGGGCCTCGATTTAAGCGGATAATATATTCACACCCCGAGTACTGGGACAGGCAGGTAATCCCGATGACGGACGACGAAGAAAACAAGGCGTATCGTTTTGCCGAATTCCTCGAGAAGATGGAGTTTAGGTATGATTTGTTCGGCTTGCTGTCATTTGCGACACCGTTGGAGATAATAACGCCGGTGCGCTGGCGGATGTGGTGTTCGGAATGTGTAGCAAGCCTGATTCAGGAGGCCTTTCCTGACTTCAACGGATCGCCTGACGAACTCACACCGGACGGTCTGTATATCGAGATAGGGAAGCGTTGGAAATACGGCGGGACGGTCAATAAATTATAGAAAAAGGGAGTGAAAAAAATGGACTTGAAAGTTGCTAAATTATTTTGTGCAAATCTGATAAATCGCAGGAAAATGGACAAAGTATTTACACCTCCCGCCCGTCCCGGCTTTCGTCGGGGCGGGCTTATTTTTTCAATATCCAATCCACAACGGCCACGATGATACCGCCAAAGATGGCTGAAATAACCGACGCGGTTTTCCGATATTTGTTTACTTCGCACCGTGAAGAATGTGAAGTGATTTCATTTGCAATGATTTTCTCTACGATTTCCAAGTACCGGTCGTTGGTCTTGATGGCGATTAACTCCGCAAGAGTTTCGATTTCATCCCTTGTCATTTTGCCGCTCCATTGGTTGTTCCGGCGGGCCTTGAATCTTCGCCCCTGCCAGCCTGTTTCTGATAAGTTGCTCGATTGCCTGAATGTTCTGGTTGACTTGAAACACCTGTTTGTACTGTTCGCTAAGTATCAAAGCCAACTGTTCACTTGACATTGTTTCGAGATTTACATTTTGCTGCGTTGGCTGTTTCTGTTCGGTTTCCATAAAAATCCTTTCTGTTTTATTAAATCATTATCCCATTGCCTATAAGGGCCGACCTTAGATTATTCACCAGCGTCGTCAGGGCTATTCTTTCCGCGTCCGAACCAAATCCGAAAGCACCCGCGGTAGTTGCGACCGCTCCGCCGCTTGTATAAGTCGCCTGCGGAGAAGCACCGTTGCAACTGAATTTACCACTGACTGCCAAATCGCAGTTTGCCGCAAGGGTACTGCCATATGGAGTGGTAATAATGTTCGCTGCGACGGTGTCCGCGGTAATGTATCTCTTTGAGTTATCCTTAAACAGCCGGAGTATTTCCTGCTGCGACAGGCCCCTGTCGAAAACCATAACATCGTCAATTTGACCGGCGAAATCGTTGCCTGTGCCGTCATTTTCAATGCCGATATAAAGCGGGCCGTCGACGGTATTAATTGTTTGCGCAACTGTTGACGCAACTGATAACGCAACACCATTTACATAAGCGATTAAGTCGTTTGTATTATCCTCCCCATCGGGCAGAACGACAGCGATATGATACCACGTATTTAACGATTGTCCCCACGTCCATATGCGATTTCCGCTGGTGATAGCCAGTTGCAGGGTATTCGGCGCAGCAGCCGTCGAACCATTCCATACGAGGGCAAACCGCTTATAGTTATCGACCATATTGCCCCAGTCCCAGATTATCGCCGACCCTGTTCCCTGTGCCCTTTTTGCCCAACAGATTATTGTTCTTGCGGTTGCACCGGATATTCCGATATTGCTGCCGGATACGGCATAATCACCTGTGCCGTCAAGTACCAGTACTCCATTGGCGGCGTCCGCCCCGCCGTTCAACGTAAGGTCGTTTGCATTAGGGCCCAGGTCTTTGCCGACGCCGCTGTTAAAATGATAGTGGGCTTTCAAGTTTGCGGGCAGGAAATTTTTAGCGGTTATATCTGCAAACGTCGGACTTGACGTTGTTTTAACAGCCTGATTGAGATAGTCCGCAGAAACAAGTTTTTTGTCCGCGTTCGTCATCACCGCCTGCGAAGCGGTCAGGCCCGACAACGTCAAATCCGTCCCTGTAATCGGCACGGTAAATGTTGCAAGCGCGCCTGACAGCTTCATCGCTTCCACCAGCGAGCCCGCGGTCGCGGGATAAAACCGGATTGTCGTGGCAAATGTTGCGTGGTTATGGGTTGTATAAATACAGTCTATCGCGCCTAATTCCTTGAACGCCGTAGCGCCTGTGCCCGTGGTCAGCCCCCGAAATGAAAAACAGATTCCAGAAGAATTATCAACCGTATTTTCATTGTCAAGGGCAACCAAGGTGTAAATCTGATTGATGTCTTTGCGGATGTGCAGGGGTCGCTGCGGAGAAGATGTTCCGATGCCCAGCATATCCGAAACAAATGTCAGGTTCTCGGAATCAGACAATTGACCGTCCGCGCCTGCGAAAAGCACTCGGCCTTCAGTCAGGCTTGAAATCTTGATGGTTTGAAACGTAGGGTTAAGATTCCAGATAGAAGAAAAAATCATTCGGCCCCCTTCCGCGCTTTGCGAGGATTTCGTTTGCTCAATGCAATGGGAATAATATCTTCTGTTGCAAGGCCGGATTTGCGAAGTTCAAAAATCATATCGGTTAATTCTTTGCCTTCAATCCCGGTTAGTTTTTTAGCGACCATTTCGATTCTTGAAACTTTCTGCGATTCGGTAATCAATTTGCCTATAAGTTCAGCCTTTTTCTCATCAGGAAGTTCGCCGTAAAGTTTATTGGAAACAAGTTGTCCAAGACTGTCTTTTGTAATTGCACCAGCCCGCTTCCAAAGTTCTGTATTTTCTTCCTGAGATAGTACATCGTATCCCTTTTTGTCGCCGAGCAAAGACGGCGATACTTCCCATCCTTCATTCCACAAGCGGCGCAGTTCGGCGATTACCGGCGACGAGATTTCCTTTGAAGGCCGTGTCGGGTCTATCATCAATTCAAGCGGATTGGATGTCTGCTCTTTTTCTTCTCCGAGGACAGTGATTTGAGGCTCAAGAGTTTGTCTTGCGCCCGGGATTCTTGCCATAACTTTTTCGCCGACTGATTCGGCCCGGCGTTCCTGTGTGTCGGTTGCGCGGGCAACGTCGGAAACAATCGTGGGGACGAACGAAGAAATGGTATTGTTGACCAGCATTGGCCCGGATAATTCAGGGTCATTCAAAGCGTCCACAAATAGATTGACTCCGCGTAGGAATGTTTGTTCTGTGAATGACTTTGCGCTTCCGGTCAATGCTCTTCCCATTGCGGCTGTCGGACTGCTTTCTTCGTCAAAAGCCCTTTGGAAATGCGCACCAATAATCAAGAGGTTTCCTGCTGGTCCAAGAGATTGAACGGTACGCCATTTACCATTTATTAAAACAGAATTTGGCTGTCGGCCTTCCAGTTTCCAGAGTTCGCGCTCTTTTTCGTCCTTTGGCCTGTCCAGTGTGATCATTCCTGCGCCTTCCAGCCTTGCTCCGATTACAAGCGCAGGTATGCCGGTGATTCCGCGTCCAATGCCCATCGAAAATTCGCGCTGGTCAAATCTTCCCTTTCCTATATTTTCGATTATAGTTTTGACTATTCCGACCGGTGAATAATTGACAACTTGCATTGCGACTGCCGACGGCGTGCGGCCAAACGGTACGATAAATTCACCGCCGGGCAACCTTTGTATCCCTCTGGCAATGTTTCCAAGAGCGGTTTCGTTGATAAATACGGCGGCCTCTGCGTCTTTTGCGGCGTTCTTTATCATCTGTTCGGTCGGATTTTCAATCAATGCGTCAACGTGTTTCTGTGCGGCCTGCCCTTTTAGACCGAGATTGATTGCCGAAGTCTTAGCCTGCCCATACAGGGAGCGAAGCCGAGCGGCATAATAGAACGGCTGGTCTTGTGCGCCAAGAAAACGAAACACGGTTTCGGTGTACGCCTGAAATGCTCTGGTATTGTAATTGACTTTGTGATAATCCAGCTTCACGCCAATATCGCGATCACTGTAGCCGCTTTTAAGGTATTCAAGACCATTGCCAAGTCCCTCGATAAACCCTTTTTTCAATCCTTTAATGGTTGGCGTTACAGTTCTTTTTCCAGTGAAATAACTCACAATTTTATCTACTGCCGCCGCAGGAATATCTTTCATAACTTCTAACTCAAGATTTTTTTCATTTGCAAAGATGTTTAGTCCGCTTGTTTTTATCCCTGTCAGCAGTCCCGCCTTCCAAAGCGTAGCGATTTTGTCCATCGTCGGGGTCGGCACAAGTTTGCTGATATAATCCTGAACCTTCTGGAAACGAATGAATTTCTCCTTGCCATTTGGCATTTTGGCGATTTCGCTCATTTCCTCAAGGATTTTTTGTGCCTGCTCTTTGGTCAGTCCAGGGATTTTCTTCCTGAACCTGTCCGCGCCCTTGCCTTTTTCAACCTTCTCATTGTACTTCTGAATTTCTCTGGCGGCAAAGCGAACCTGTCCTTCCGGGGTCAATCTGCCGAGAATAGACGCGGCCTGGACAGCCCGGCCAAGTTCCGTTAATTTGGCGGCCATATTTTGAGCAATATCAGCGGCCTTGTCATAAGCAGCTTCTTTGGCTGATTGAGTCTTTGCTTTGGCGGCCATATCGCTATAGTGCTTTATCAGTTCCGAAGCCGTGGCTACGGCGTTCTGGTCTGAACCTTTGCGGGCGACCTGTTCAGCCTTTGTAATGTCATCGACAATCAGATTTCGAGCCTTGATTGCCAAAACATCCGTGCTGCGTGGTATGTATTGCCCTTCAATCTTGAGTTCCGGCAATACTTCTTTAGCGGACGTAATGAATCCTCTTTCTCTGGCTTTGGACAGGTCGGCAGAACCAATCTCGGATACCGGAGTTTTAATGTCTATTTCTTTGACCTTTGCCGCGTCCCTCATCTGTTCAATAGGCGTAGCGGGTCTCTGGGCGGGCGTAGGCTTTGCCCCCGCCTTACCCATACCCAACGTCGGTTCTTCCCCGGAAACTGCTCTGGCGGCCTTTGTGGGCGTTTCTGTGGCCTTTAGCGCGGGCCTCATTGCCGAACCGCCGTAATAGTCGCCTTCCGCTATCCGCTCAAAGGCTTTCGAGTCGCCATTATACCCTTTTTCCAGCAGTTCCTCGTATGTCGGTATATTCTTCCCCTGAACATAATCGTTCAATTCTTCGATAGCCTTTTTATCCCCAGCGTTGGCCTTTTCAAGAAGTTCGCTATATCGTTTTTGTTGCATATACGCTCTGACTTCCGCCGACAATTCCGGCGTAGCTGCTTTTGGCGCAAATTCTTTTTGCATTTGCCCCTTTTTCCTAAGTTCAAGGACGACTTCGGTAGCGATATTTGTCAACAGGTCGGATATTGCCTTGTCTATCAAAACATTATCTGTACCAGCAAGGGCCGGGGCTTTCTGTTTCAATGAATCCAAAAACATCGCCTTATTTTTGTAATTCGCCCACGTTTGTTTCGTTATATTCATCCCTTCAAAAGCAAAGGGGATTCCTATATTGATTAAAATGTCAGTGGTATCGCCACCACCCAAATAAGTTGTCGTACTGAATAAAGTGCTGGCTGCTGTGCCTCTGCCAACAGCAGGCAGGATTCCGGCGTCGGGCAAAATTTTATTTATTCCGCCCAATGTTACTTGCATTGCGGCGCCGCCGCCCGGCTTGCCGTCATTGGCAAGATTAACGGTTTCCCAAACAACTGGTTGAGACATTGAAGGGGCCACTTTTTTGAGCAGGGCTATTTGTGCAACAAACCCGGTAATTCCCGCAACTGCGTCAATCGCTTTTTCCCCGAATTTTTCGGGTTCTGATACGTCATACGCAAATGGATTTATATCAGGACGAGGTTTATTATATTGCGGTTCTTTCCTAAGATATTCGTCCGCCCTTGCTTCCGGTGGCACAGTTAATTGCTCTGTCCAATCTCTTACCTGGTCGTTAAAGTACTCGCCAAATGTAAAATTGTTTTCTTTCTCATACTGAACAACCAATTCATACGCCCTATCTTGAACTGCACTCGATTCACTTTTGCCCAAAGTATGTAAAGTATCCGCAATAGTTTTGTTAAAAAGCTGACGTCTTAATCTCGTCGCAGCTCCCAATGCAGACGAGGCTGTTTTTTTAATGAAATCACTCGGTGCAAGTACAATGTCTTTTATGCCGCAAATATGGTCTGCTTCTTCCAATGGGATATCAGATTGTGTTGATATATCCCAAGCCTGTCCAGCTTTCTCGGCGGCGGCAACAGGGTCAGTTTCCATAGTTGCATTGATGGCATTTTCGTCCCGCCATTTCAAAAAATCGCCCTCTTTATTTTCATTTTGCCAATTCTCAAACGACATCATCTATCCTTCACGCTCAATCCCAATATTTTAATTTCTTGCCTTGCTCATAAGCCTCTTTGGTATTTTGTTTTCGCAGTTCTTCCGGCGATGGCTGATGGATACTTTTTTTGACAGTTCCGGCTTTACCGATATTCCTGGCGGCATTCACATAAGTCTGTTTTAACTCTTGCGATTTCAACCATAAATCTTTCTTTGAGACAGTAGGGTTCTCCGCAAGAAAATCATTCATTTCTGCGTTGTACAAATCAACAAAGTGCATTTTGCGATAAAAAGTTTCTTCATCACCCACAAGCGCGGCCATATTCAAAGTCATATTTCCAAGAGCATCAAATTGCATAACGCCGCTGTCTTTTCCAAGAATCAATTGCGACGCGCTATTAGAATATGTTCTGATGTCCTGTGCCTGATACCCTTTTACTTCCCTGTCGAGGTCGGCGTAAATAGCAGCATACTGGTCATCGTTAATGCCGTTTGGGTCGGCCAGCGATTCCCTGATTTTGGCTTCCGCATCTGTCCTGGATAATGTTCCGCGCCAGACATCTATCGCCCGACTTTTCAACTCGGTTGCCTTGATAACGTTGCCCTTTTTATCCGCGGGATTCAATGCTATTTTTGTCCACGCTTCATAATCATTGGCGGGAAGCAAATCTCTTCTTGCCTGAATCTCGGAAACAGTCAACTTTCGATTCGCCATCAAATCAGTAAGTTGCTTATTGGCTTCCTCTCCGCTTACTTCCTGCTGTTTTCTTGCCATTGAGCCAAGCCTGTCCGCTACGTTAAGCTGGTCAGGCGATAACGTCTTGCGAAATTCAGGATTAGACAATCTTTGTTCCGCCGCAACCGGATTAGTATCTATCAACTTTCGTATCGAGGCAAATTCCACATCTATCGGCGCGGATTCCGATAATGCTTTGAATTGTTCTTCGCCAATGATTTCAGTTGACAGGGCAAGGCTGTCGATTTTGTGAACCGCCGCCAAGTCGCCTTTATTGACAGCCGATTCTCTGGCGAATTTGAATTTATCTTCTGCGTCTTTGGCTCTGGCTTGCAAACTTACCGCTGTCAATCTTCGCAGTGTTTCTGTTTTGGCGTTGTTCAGGCTCTGCTGATAGGCGCCGGCCACCCTGCCGCCGGCTTTTATTTTCCCCGGCAGCCCGGCTTGCTGAACGAAATGGTTTTCTATGAATTTCTGCGCTTCGTCGGCATCAGTAATTTTCTTGAGTTGCTGCTCGGCGGCAAAGTCCGATTCTTCTCTTTGTCGATTCAAGTCTGATAACTGCATTGCATCCTGGGCAAGCTGAATCTTCTGGCCGACATCGAACATCGCGCCGCCCAGACCGGACAACGCCTGACCGACCATTCCCGCGCCGGAATCGACGTTGACATTTGCGCGGGGCATCCGAGTAACCCCCGGCACTGATTGCGAATACTCAATCGGAAATTGCGCCATTATAAACCTTTAGTATATTCCGTGTTTCTTTGCCAAATAAGTATCTTTGTTGTATGTTCCCGCCGCTCCAAATCCAGTCAGCAACGTTGACCCGGCGCCGGTGTACCCGGCCATCTTGCCGGCTTTGCCACGCTGCCGAGCAATTCTTCCTTCCATCCGAGACAACGCGGCTCCTGAGCGAGCGGCAGTGGCTTCCTCCCTTCCAGTGTATCCAATTAAAAGATTTTCGAGTTCAAATTCACTGGCTTGCTTTGCCTGAATCATCAGGGGGCTACCTGCCGTCGTTACCGCGCCGCCCGCGCCGAGACCGGCACGCAGCGTTCCCATCCGTCTTTCAGATTCCTCGGCCTGCCTGCGCTGTTGCAGAGCGGTTCTGGCTTCAATTTGTTTGGCTTCACGCTCTTGCAGGGCGGCGTTGTACTCCGCTAAATTTTCAGCAGATTTCCCCTCGGCGCTTGCAGCCATACCCGAATAAATCTGTCCACCAGCAGCAAGCCCGGTTCCAACTAACATTAAGGCAGCAGGAGCCATTGACAATCCTTTCTGGGTATGATACCATAAAATAAGCCACATACGGGTCGTAGCCCGAAAGTGGCTCTAATCAGATTCGTTATCGAGGAACGAATATGACTAAAAACATCATAACAAAACACTGCCGAAAGTGCAATCAAGTTGAATCTTTGTCTGAATTTTATAGCCATTTGTTGAACCAATTTGTTGTAATTGCCATATTAAATTTCGTCAAAAAAACGCACATAACAATCCGCCGCAATATCTCCAATGTACTTTTTCTTTCTATGTTCAAAATCAAAATTTAGATGTTCCACTGTTCGCACTCCTGCCTCGAACCCTGCCTTGACGTATGCTTCCAATCGCCGAATTTTTTTCTCTTTGCATACTATCGGTATCCACTCTTTTATAACGCGATAGCATACCACAATATGTTCTCCGGCGTATTTCGATAAATCAAACCAGCAAATCGCCGTCGTGTTATTTACCATTTTGATACCGCCAATGCCCAGGACTTTTTCTTCGTGTTCAAGTGTCCAGCAAAAGGTATCTTCTTTCGGGCATTCTTTGTAAAAGGCCGTATCCAGGCTGTTTTCCTTCATAAATAAAATATCTTTTTCGGTTAATTGACGAAAGTTCATTTTGTTATCCTGTAATATCTATATCTGGAACAATGCACCGTACAGTACAGGGCAAAGGCGAATCACCTGAAATCAGTATCGGATTCAGTGGGTCGTAACCGCCCTGTCTGCTGACGACAACCTCGCCGGCAAATAATCCCGTAATATCTGCGGAATTAGTCCATCGAACATCGTCAAAATTTATATCAAGCAAACCTGTTGCTGTCGAACCTTGTTTTGCGCCCCAAGTATTCAGGAATGAAATAACCAAATTATTCACTCGTGTATTCTTGCCCATCGACTGTCCCTGACCGAGAACAATCCGCATAGGTTGGAGCTTGTAAGTCTGTGCCAATCCCACATTCGCTTTCGATACCGTCGTTACCACCCCAGCCAGTTTCGCTGTAATCTGGCCATCTTCCACCACAGCGTCGTCGAGGACAACCCCGTCGCCAAGCACCTTGACAGTTTCGCCGTCCAGATGGTCAAGCCCTGTAATTGTCGATGTCGGCGAAACAGATTCAAAGGTAACGCCGCAATCCACAAAGAAAGCGTCCTCGATTGCCGTAAATACCCTCGGCGCCATCTTTTCAATATAAACCACCTCGCCGATGTAGTCCGTAACCAGCACATCTTCCCAATAGACTTCTTCCCCTTCCCAATAAACCGTATCGCCAGTCAGGGTTCGGCACACAGACAAGTAAATTACGTCCTCAGACGCTCCAGGAATGACGCAGACGCTTTGAGCATACCCATTGCCACCCAATGGGTGTTTCGCCCACGCTACGACGTTCTGGTCGCGTTCGTAGGTCATTGAGATTAACGACCCATCGCCGAGTGTCATCCACAGGATTGAATCTGGGTTTTTCTGTCTTGCGATTGATGTAATGCCGTTCAAAGTTATGTGTTCAGCTAACGCCGTCAGGTCGGGCGATTCGTATTTCGGATCTACATACGTCATCTCCCGCAATTTACGAGCTACGAAATCGACAAACAGCAGGGACGAATTGATTTTGACCGGCTGGACCGAGGCACTGCCGTATTCGGACTGCTGCCGGACAACAAAATTGGTCGGCGTCAGCGGTGTTTCGAGTTTATTTGACCCTATTTTCCATTCGTCGCCGGCAGTGCCGAGCAATAGTGATTCCAATGCGGCCAGCCAGCGAATCTCATTTTGCGTCGGTACAACAAGCGAAAAAGAATCGTCATCTTTGACGCCTGCTGCAAAGTTTTCATAGTCGCCTGTTCTTGACGGCCAGACCGTGATATTTGAACCGAGCGTGGCGGGCTGAACGACTGTGCCAATGACCCAAACAGCGTCAAAATCCCACGATGTGTAAGTAGATTCGATTTGCATAAAAACGGTTGTATGGCCGGTAACGCCTGTTTGACTTCCGCCGCCGCCTACGCCCGTTGTCATTTCGCTTGTATCGGTATCCCAATGACAACGAGTAAGTGTGCCAGAAGGTTTGTATCCGACAAAGCCACCTGAATTTGACGAATTTGGATTAACATAACCAGCACAATAACAATCTGTTTTGTTCGTTGTATTGTAACCCGCAAATCCACCAATCGCATAGGCACCAGCGCCAATGCCGCTTTTACATACATCTCCTTTTGCATAACATTCAGTTATAACTGCACTATCGCGACCGCTAAAACCTCCAACGTAAGCAGTTCCAGACGCTTGAGGAACAGCAACATTTCCTGTTGCGGCACATTCGTCAAATGAATTTTTTAAATAACCGCCAAATCCTCCGCAATATGTATTATGTGTATTAAGTGATGTGATGTTTCCTGTTGCGATACAATACTTACAAATGCTCAAATTGTCATAACCAATAAAACCACCACAACTCGTCCATCCAGAGCCGGATGTAATCATACTGTCAATGATAGTTGTAGATGATTTACAAGACGTAAAATAAGTTGCGGAAGATATTGCCTGTCCGGCAAATCCTCCATAATAGCCGCTAAGGTTCGCTTCTGGGGTTCCTGAACTGATGATTACGCCGCCAGAAACACAAGATGTAAAATCAGCGCTTGTTGTGTTTCCAACAAATCCGCCTACTCCACCGCCACCACCGGCCGCACCCGTTGTCGTAATAGATACAGACGAAAAACAATCATCATAAGTTGCATTTATCGCGACTCCAACAAGCCCGCCAACTCCAGCCGCACCACTCGCATAGTCTAAAATAACACCTGAAACAACCACGCCCGCAACAACATAATCATTTCCACTTGTTCCTGAAATCTGCCCCGCTAAAAGACCAACTGCACCGCCCTGCGTATTACATTTGATTGTCATATTTGTTATAACTAAATCGTGAATAGTTCCGTTAGCTATCGAGGCAATCCCAAACAAACCCGAATTATTTCCACGATTAATATAAAGATTGGATATTGTGTATCCGCCGCCGTCAAATGTGCCGGTAAAAGGCGCAGTATTTGTTCCTATAGGCAAAAACCCATAATACGTTCCGGGAAACCCCTGTATTTCATTCCATTCTCTTGTAGCCGAAGCGTCAATGTCGTTAAGCAGAACGCAATCGTCGGCAAGATGAGAACTCATCGCCTGCAATTCGTCCAATGTGCTGATATTATACGTAGCCATTATGGCAAACTCCTCAACGAAGGATAATCAATCACTTCTGTTTCAACTCTGTCGGAAGCCGAAATCCCGCCCGCATACACACAACGGTCTCCAATAAAAGCAATCGTGGCTGGAAAACCTCGCAACGTTGACCACGCGCCTTCTGCCCAGCGTTTTGTATAACTTGTCGAAGCCAATTCGGTTAAAACAAGGCAGGATGCGTGCTTTGAATCTGAAACGCCGACGATTCGGACAATGCCTTCCTGTGTGCTGTTATTGCAGGTTATTTCGCATTTTATCGTCGAGCTTGTCGCGTGTTCCGATACAGAAGCACGGTATTGAACATTATCTTCGCTTTCAGTAAAAGATTGATTGACATTCAAATCGGCAGGGCTGCCCGAAATATATGTTCGGAATGTTTCCCATCCGGCATTGTTTTCATTTCTCTCAAGTATAATCGTTGCTGTCCACGAGCCGTGAGTGATAAATCCCCACGATCCTTTTATGTCTATCGGCTGACAGATAACACCCGTCGATGTCCCCGTTTTTGTTCCGGCAGATACGGTCTTTGTTCTTGGATGAATCAGCTTGAATAATGCGCCTTCGTGGCCTTCAAGAAACAAATCGCCGTCCGCCGTCAATGCACCATAAGCACCGACAACAGTGGCCGAACAGGCGATTTCTGTCGGATTTAATTCGTCGGGGTCAATCAAATCGTTTCGTGTCAGGAACGGCCCTCTGCGAAAATCAATTTCCTCAAGCGTAAATTCGGTGGTGGATGTTCGGGATAACTTCCGAGGCGCATAACTCGGATGCACAATTCTCATCACATCAGCGATTTGCTGAAAATGCAACTGGAAGATATGTTCTTCGGCGTAAGGTGTTTCCATAACCGCGATTTCTTCATTATCATAAAAAAACCGCATATACTCATCGCCAACCTCAATCAGATAAGCAATCGAGGAAGAATACACAAACGGAATGAGCCGAACCATTCTCATACAGCGGGCTTCTCCGATTTATAAACAAACATCGTACCTGGCCTGCGTTCTGCCGGGCCGTAAATCAGGGGAATCATATTCTCCATTATTTTGCAGCCGGAAGTATAGGATTCAACATCAATTCTTTCTGCTATTTTTGGAGTAAATTCACCTTTATTAAAGGATGTTACGGGGACATTCATATTTGACAATCCCCCGTATTTATTGTATTATTGTATTTATAAACTTTAAGGAATCCAAAATGAGAAAAGATGTTGTTTCGATTGGGAAACGATTTTCGCGGTACACTGTAATTGCGACTGCCGGAAGAAACACAGCAAATCAATTTATGTATCATTGTGTTTGTGATTGCGGAAACAAAAGAATTGTTTCTGGATACCAACTTGTCGATGGTCTTTCTAAAAGCTGTGGTTGCCTCGCCGCAGAACATCGAAAAAAAGCGAATACTTCTCATAATATGACGAATACCAAAATCTATCAAATGTGGGCAGGAATGAAAGCTCGTTGTTATAACAAAAAGCGCGATGGATATAAAAACTATGGCGGTAGAGGAATTAAAGTTTGTGCTTCTTGGAAAAAATCGTTTGAACAGTTTTTCCAAGATATGAAAAATGGATATAGTGAAGGACTGACAATCGACCGAATTGACAATGACGGAAATTATTGTCCTGAAAATTGCCGTTGGGTTACGAGGAAAGAAAATTATCTCAATTCCAGCAGAATCAAACATATCACCATAAAAGGCGTTACAAAACCTCTTTATGAGTGGCTTTCTATTTATGGTCGTCTTCGTTGGGTTTATGCAAACAGGGTTTATAAATATGGATGGACTCCCGAAAAAGCCATAATCACCGATGGAACAAATTGTGTTTGATTCATTTGCCATTATAGATTTTTGACCGTTATTACTTCTGTTGGAATTTCAGAACTCGGCTGATTTGTTATCAGAACTTTGCCGCTTGCCAGAATCAGCGCATCAACGTTAATATCAACAATATCCACTTTTGCTTCCAATGCCGCAATGTCCGTGGTGATGTCCGGCGCGGTTACTTCTGGTTGATATTGACTAAACAAAACTGGCCCAAGAACAGAATCAGTAATAATCACCGTATCCAGAGCGACTAACGCTGTCGAAGGTGTCGCGGTGTAATATCCCGTCGAACCGATTTCCGGCAGAGATTGATTTGCCGCTCCCCTTGCAGTTCCGTCAGGCTGAAACGCCGAAAATGTAAGTGTCCGGCCAGTGATAAACCCTATGCCAACTTCGTTTGCCACAGATTCACCTTATGCGTCACAAAGTGTTCCAAACAACAGAACCGTCGCATCATCCGAGCCATCCACGTCCGCCGTGCCGACATTGCACTGAATAATCGTGCCGGCAGCGTAAGACTTTGTTTTGACCGGCGTAGCATTCGGGACTGGCATACACAGTACAGCGTCGTATTGTGCGGCCAGATTAGTCATCGTCTGGCTGGCAAGAAAATCTGTCAGCGCACCGACCTGTCCGAATGTGATTACCGCCGTTGTGCTTGCCGCAGTACCACAGATAACCAGAGCGCCGTGCAGAACACATCGCTTGCCCGTCGGAACTGTGTAAAGCGTAGTGGCGCCTGTAGCCTGAACACTCAATGTTGTCGTCGATAACAATGTAATCGCTTTTTCCTTCAAGTCGATGCTCATAAATCTTTCCTTTCTATCCCAACGTGGTTTTTTTGCCTGATGGAACCGACCTTAACACCTGTCTTTGATAGTTCATCGCTTTGCGCAATCTTTCGGTATCCGTTTCCTCTGTTTCCGATGCGGTCGCGGCGGCTTCCGCAGGAGAAGTTTTATTGTCTGTCGCTATCCCTCTTCGCTTTTGACTTCTACTTTTCCAAGTTGTACCACTCATTTTTTGCCTTTCAACTTCCATAGCGAGCCAGCGTGAAGTCCGACCGCCCGCTCACATTAACTTCCTGTTCTGCAACAAGTTTTGCCTTAAATTCCGCAACTCTTAATTCCTGACTGATTTCCGCTTTTAATTCCGCCGCCCTTATTCCGGCAAGCGGATTCACTAATTTCATCGCCAGCCGCAAAATCAAAACTTCTGTGAACAAAGCATCGAATTTTGTCGGGTCGGTAATATCTTTGATGTATTTGATATTGCAGGTATCATAATTGGTCAAAAGCCGTTGACCTTCCCGCTCAAAACGGTCGTCAACATAATCCGTGCCGTCATCTTCATAAACCTTTTTGAGCCGAACAAAATCATTCGGCAGTTGATACTGATGGCCCCATTCAAAATCGGGCGTTAATCCTGAAACAATGGGATAGCCTGTTCCGCAAACAACCTGGTCGCAATCAGAGTCATCGTACCAATAAACCGGCTCATCTTCCCACGTTAAGGGAATCCCCTGCCAATACACTTTCTCTACATCAGCGTTTGTAATTGTTTCGCCATCGGTAAAATCGCCGGACAAATGAATAATTTCATATTCTGTGTCCGATGTTACCGTCAGGATTTCAGCGGTTGTCCCCGATGTGATTCCTGTTATGACATCGCCGACCGCCCAGGTATCCGGTCCCGGCGCCGTGTCCAGTTCCAGTGTGCTTATCTGTGAAAGCGTAGCTCTGTCTGTTGCAAACGGCCACTCGAAGGAACGCAGCAGGGAATCCCGCGTCTGCGCATAATGCCGATTGCAAACCAAGTATTCGTTTGCTGTTGTGCCTGTGAGCGTTATCTGCGCCGCTGCAATGCGGTCTAACGCTTGATTTGCGATATTCAATTCGGCTTGGGTTAAGGACATTGACAATAATTCCTGTCTGCAAAAAATGTCATAAATCTAATCACCGTTATAATAATGAGGGCGGCGACCAGACAACGCCGCCCTCATAAACAGAAAGACGCGAGTTTTCAATCTTTGCAGGTTCGGCCCCACACCTCAACCCAGATTGTTCCATCTGCTGTCGAATCCAGCCCAAGAGCTGCGCCGGAAGTCAGTTTCATAGCTTTGCCTTCCGGGGATCTCCATCCAAAGAATCCGAAGCCGGCAGCGAGTGGAACAGGGCCGATGTGAGTTGTCGTAATAGCATTTGCCACGACCCCGGAGCCGATATTTATGTCCATCGCGGCATCCGTCCTCACATTGATTCTTGTGATATGATGCGACTTCCCTGATACGGCCGCGACCAATGTAAGAGCATCTGTGATTTCTTCGGATGCGAAGGAAACGAAAAATTCGCTGCCTTCAAAAGGCAAGTTGACGATATTGAAGGTGTTCGCTGCCATTGGTTAGCTCCCTAACGCCTGTTCAGGATACAGTGATTGTTCGCACGCCGCGACGGTCTGCGCCGCCGCCACTCCATTCCCATCCGTGGCGTATCGGGCCGGGGATGTTCCCTTTTTTGGAAAATCCAACGTGCCGTAACTGCCGGGGTCGGTCAGCGACAATGTTCCCGCGGTAACATTGACTGCCGCGAATTGTTTTGCCATTTCATCTAAATCGTCGGTATTCATTGCCTCGATGGATTTGAATGGATTGTGCTTTATCCACCACAAAAATCCCCAAAAAGTTTGGTCTGTTGTAGCTGCCATTGTCTTACTCCTTGAAATGTTTAACTATTTTGCTGATGTAAAACTTGATGGTTTTCCAGTTTAATTTACCAAATCTCAAACTGTCAAAACCACAGTCTCGGCATTTACGAAAACGCACATTGCCTTTTTCCCTGATGAAATACATAAAACCGCCGCAATTCGGACAGGGCGGATTCTGCGAACTAAGAACGCCGCTTGAATAAACGCCGTGATACATAAAAATCCTTTCTTGAAAAACGGAGGGGAGTTTAATCCCCTCCGTCAAAATCCGCTTTACGCGATTATCCTTGCAGCATAATCAACGGGCCGTTTCCAGCTTGAGAACCTTCAACGCAATAACCAGCAAATTGTGAAGTTGAACCGGCTGGCACAGTAACACCGAAAGAAGTATCAACGTCATCAATACTTCCATCGTGTCTCCAAGTAACGCCGAGACCCGAACGTAAACCAACGCCAGCTTGTGGCGCAACCCAAGCAATACCTTTGGTTTGTACCCAGAAATACTGTGCGGCGGCACTAACAGACGCAGCGGGAACACCGGCAAACGCCAGCGCGTCGTTGTTAGCCACTATAATGTCATTCCACGGGTTAGTATACGTTTCACACTTCGACGTAGCAGCCGTTATCGCATACGACAATGGAGCGTCCAGCGTTACTGTAAATGCGGCGTTTGCCGCAGCCGCTTCATTGCCCACTATCATTCTGGTGGTAGTGTAGTAATCAGATGCGCCATCAAAGATAATGACGTATCCGCCGGCAAGTTCGTCTTCTGCCAAAGCAGCGTGTGTTGCGGCGGGAATAGTGATTCCAGTGTCGCCAATGGACGCCGCCACGCCAAATGTTGTAATAGCGGTGTAACCAGTACCAGAAAATTGGCAACCGTGGGCGGCATAAAGTTGCGCCGCACCAGTGCTTCTGGCGTATCTATATTCCCTGCCGTCCCATGTCGTATAACGAGTGCCGGGAACAAATCGTTTCGTGGTCTCTACGGCGTAAATCCCAAGCACATTGTCTCCGGTAAAATCCTTTGGCGAAGCCTGCCATCCCAAAGGATTGTTTGGATAGTTAAAAGTCTTACTCATTTGTGTTTCCTTTCAGTAATTTTTATGGTTCGACCGTTAGTTACGCCGAACCAGAGGTGGACAGATTGATTTCGATTACCGCCGGACCTTCGACACGGGTGGCCCCGATACTCAACGTGGAGAACACCTGTATAGAATCACACAAATCGTTCCTGACAGAAACACTGACGGACGGTTCCTCGGCAACGGCCAGAACAATGGCGTCCTGCACAAAGGCATAGCTATTCGTTGCGCCGGTATCCGTGCCGTCGGCGGGAAGCCGGGTGGACTCGAGGAACTTGAATCCCATAAAGGTATCAATCTGGCCCTGGGCCAAAGCGCGAACCGTATTGTAATCGGCGCTTTTGACTTCTGTGGTATTCAGAAGCTGATTGAGATTATAGGGATTGGTCAGGAAATAGCGTTGTCGCGATTCGTCGATTTCAGCATCATCAAGAGTCTGCTTGCACAGAAGCAGTTTGTCGATGGTCAACCCTGTCGCAGTAACGTCTGTGTGATTGCTCCCGGCGGCAACTAATCCGCCCGCAGAAGAAATCAACCGACATTCGCCCACGTCATAGTTGTTAATGGTCGTCCCGCCTGTGTGTCCGCCGTAAGCCGGTCCGCCCAGCGCGGTGATAATCACATCGTCGATGGCGCGGTTCAGGGAAAACACCTGATTTTGCGTGTAGGCCGATTGAGGGTCGATAAGCATTTTCAGCTTATCCGGCTTGTCAATCAAATCGGCGGGAACGATGTAGTCCGCCATTGACAGTTTGCGCCGAGTGTGTTCGGCGTCGGAGACGGGTGTTTCGCCGTGGCGAGTGCCGCGAAGAACAGCGTCTTTTGGCCCAAGCCTTTCGACGTACATCGTGTCGCCGGTTACTGATTCCGGGCGGCAACATCCTCGGAGAAGCGTCTGCTTCTGTTGAGACAGCATAAGGATATTAGCCTTAAACTGGTCAACATAGGCGATTGGTATTTGAAGACTCATAAGAGTATCTCCTAAAAAGTTGGTAACATCCTGTTAAACAACGATTTTTGGCGATTTGCCTCTTACGAGGTTCAACCTGCGTTTTACGTTTCGGTCAACGGCCTTACTTTCAGGCTGTCAACGCGGGTCCAAATTGGTTTGCCCGTGATTTTATGAAATTGTAATCCGGTCCATCACGGTTTGCCGGATGTATTACATGTATCCTATTTTAATTTTCAGGTCAAGAGTTATTTATGCTTTGAAGCCATCAATCTCTGGACTTCATTAACCAGATACTTATGCCGACCCGGATTTGTGCGGCCATCGGCATAATTCGGGTCTCTCATCAATTCGTCAATTCTCTGGTCAACATTCATAGCACCGCCTGGACTGCCCGACCCTGTATCCGGTCCCATTCCAGACGTAAAGGATTTGTTCATAATCGTAGCAAGCAAGTCGGCAAACAACGGGTCTCTTTCGATATTAACCAATAATAATTCCCGCTCTTCGCCTTCGGGGGTGTTTTCGGCAACCGCTCTCTGGAACAGGTGCTTGCGGGATTGATAAGCGTCGCCCCAGCGTTTTTGGAGTTCTTCTTCCATTGTTTTTTTGTAGATTGGCTGTACTTTAAGCAGCAAATCTTCGTAATACGGCATTGGATTTTCGTCCAATTCCTTTTGGGCGGCGGCCATACGCGCTGCGTCAAAGGCAACGAGATCGTGAACAAGCGCCGGGGTTGCGCCGTGCTTATATGCCACTGTTTCCAGCGCGCCTATCAAGTCTTTGTCGTCGTAATGTTCTTCCATTCCTTTTGGAATGGCCGATTTGATTGCCTCATCGTATCCTTGCGGCGTGTCCGGCCTGCCGATAGCCTTATTAAACACATCCTTTTCAGTTTGTGTGGCGTCAGGGCCGGGAACAAAAATTCCCTTGCCCTGCTTGCTGATGACAATATCCTGATGCCCGATGTGTCTTAAAAAACTTGGAATGTCGTTTCCAATGGCGTCATAGACCTTGCGGCCTTTGAAATCATCTGGAACGAGCGACGATTGCTGCCAGCCGGGCTTCATTGTCCCGTCAGGATTGAAAAAAGTTTCCGGGGCCGGCTGTGCCGGTGGGGTTGCCGGAGTCGTTGGCGGTGTCGCCGCTCCACCTTGCGCGGCCGCATTCTGCGGCTCTGCCGCCGCTACCGCTCCTGCTTGTGTTCCTGATTCTTTGCTCATTGGTCACTGCTTTCTGTTTGGGGTTCTGGTTCTGTCTGGCAATCCGTTTCAGGTTTATCGAGTTTTGTATCAATTTGGGTTTGAATATACTCACACACCCACGCCGCGCCAAGATTAAAGCAGGTCTGGCGTTCACTGTCTTGGTTGAATATATTCTGGTTGTCTTTGTATTTACAAATAACTTTCAGGCGGTCGAATACACGCTTGCCATATTCGCTGCCGAAAGTCATTTTGAAATCTTGAATTAGTTGTTCTGTTTTTTCATCCATTACTTTTGCCACGCCAACAGGCATTATCCGCCACCCACCTGCGCCATCAACGCCTCCGCGGGAGAGTCTTTCTCTGCCGCGCCGGAAGAATCCTTGTAGGATTTCGAGGCTGCCTGCGCCGCCATCATCATTTGTTGCTGCTGTTCTGTTTGTGCGCGTTTTTGCCGAATGGCGTCGCGCTCTTCTATGGTATTCAAATCGCCTTCGTTGACTCCAAAAACTGTCGCCATCCGCCGTCCAGCCCTGTCCACGTTGATATTGTCCGCTGTAAAGTTCGGCACAACCGGCTCCATTTGCAATGAGAATTGAGCAAATCGCTGTAAGGCGTCCGCCTGCTGTTCCTGTAATGCCAGGGCCAGCCGGCCAAGATAATCTATTTTGAGTGTTTGCAGTTCCGGCGGCAACGGCGGGAATTTACCGTTCTCTAAAAGATGATGGAACACATCAATAATAATCGGGGTTAATCCCTCATTGTAAATTCTTGTGCAGGGTAGAATAAGTTGCATATATCCCGCCTGAACGCGCTCAATAACTTCGATTCTTGTCATCCTGTCCCCGGCCTCATCAAGCGGGCCAAAAACTTTCATATAGAAACAATCGTGGATGACTTCGCGGGTATCATGAATAATTTCTGTGGTAATCGGGAAATTGCCCCGCAAGGCGGCGTCGAGCGGTTTCAGGCAGTCTAAATTCATTCCGTTGTTGGCCGCGCCGGGATATATTTTAGGCGTTCCTTCAAAGTCGGGGGTTTTTATGTACGGCGGCGTGTTGTGCATATCGGCACAGAACAACAAGGCGTGCTTTTGTCTTTGCAATTCTTTGTCTGCGGACAAAGCAAGCGTCCCCTGCCCGTGTCCCCAAATCGACTGGCTGGACAACATCCATCGGCAGATGTGATACGGAAACCGTTGATGTCCTTCTTCGGAAACAACGGCTTTCTCTTTTTCGTTGATTACAATTTCCTCATATCTGTAATTAAGGCTGTTGCTTTTTGTGGTGTCTCGATTTTTTCGTTTCCGACATCGCCAGATAAATGCGAATTTCTCTTGCGCTTTTTTCGGGTCTTTGGCGGCGGCGATAACATCTTTTCCGGCTTTGTCCCCGAACACCTCATACGCCTGTTCTGCTGTATAGTTCCAGCGAATCAGGCATCGGTTTGGCCTGTCTTTGTAATCTGTCCCAAAGCGATAATTGGCAATATCCCAATCCTTGAAATATAATTCGACCTCGTTTTTGTCCCATCCGCAAAACAAATTCCCTGTCCCGAAACCTATAAGGGACATCAGGTATTCGTTAAACTCCTGCACAAAATTGGCCTTAAACATTTCACTGTGCATAATCTGGGTGCAGATGTTCAGAAAAGCGCGAACATCGTCTCTGTTGCCCAGGCCGGTATCTTCCGGGGCCAGCCGGAAAAAGAACTGCCCGTTTGGAATAATTACCGCCGACATACCTGCCGCCATTTTTTCAAGGTCTTTGCGGCCAGTCGGATCAAGCACGGGAAGCGATTTGTCCTCTCCGGGTGTTCGCGTCGAAATGATTGCATTTTCTCTCTGAAAGAAATGGTCGGCTACGGATTGATAAAGCGCCATCGTGTTGGAAGAATCAGAATCTATTCTTCCCCATTCAGCAATTATTTCTTGTGCGATTTTATCGTCCGGCATAGCTTATCCCAATCCTTTGCTTTTCGGGGCCAGCCCGCCGGCCAGTATTTGGCGCTGATAACCCATTGCCTTGCGAACTTTTTTTGCTGCCGTTTCTTCTGTCTCCGGCGCTGTTTCGGGAATCGCCTGCGGTGGCGGAGGCGGAGGGGGTTTTACCGGCTTTGGCTTAGAAGCTCCCAATTATATACTCCTTTCACACAATCGTATATTCCGTAATGCAGTCTTTGCTGTCCTGCAAAGTGTTATACGGCGATTTTACACGTGCTATTCTCTTTGCTGCAAGAAGAAAATAATTTGTGGCGTTCCGGTAGTGGTCGTTTTCCCTGCCGGTTTTTTTGTACCGGAATACTATTTGGCCGGTCTTTTTGTTCTTTTCTTTTGATTTTACACAATTACAGCACTGTAGAGCATATTCCTTTATCACGGCGCATATCCGGGGTAAAAGGATGTGATTTTCAACAAAAAGTCTGTGTGTGGCGTCAAAAATGCCCGTCCGATAGACCTTTACGATTCCGGTATCTTCGTTGAAAACTGCGTCTTGCAGGATGGACTCGGTATATTCGCACAGATAAACCCGACATCCTATCGCCCGGCAAGCCTTTGCGAATTGCTCGGCGGAATCTTTGTTTGGCCGGCAATCCACTACCGCAGACTTTACGCCGAATCGCCGCACAAGGTCATATACGCCCTTAAAATCATCACATCGCACTGGTTTGAACAATTCGTACCGGTCGTTTCCTGTCCTGCCGCCGATAACGACGTGCTTGCCGTCGTCATTGTCCACGCCCATCGCACAAGGCCCGCTGTGGCTCTCTGCTATGCCCTGATTGCCGCAACAGGCATAAACATTGTCTTTTCGCAACTTCTCATCCTGGCTCGAATACGCAAGTCCCAAATCAAGCCTCATTACATCGCCGAGATTGTTTTCCGGCGGTTTGCGATAATCTCGTAAAATTCTGGCCGGGTCTTGATACTCGCTTGTCAGATGACTCCAGTTATAACCGATGCGGGTTTTGACTGATGGGACTTCGGCAATCCATTTTCCATTGCGGGTTCCTACTGGTTTTCCACACTTAACACATCGGATATAACCAAGCGGCTGATGTGTTCGTTCTCTTTCGGATCTGTCGTGGTAAAATCCTACGGTCTTTTCAGGGTCGTTGATAAATTCAATTTCGGCGCAGGTCAGGCCGCCGCAGGAACATTGCCTGAACCAGTACCGCTTGTCCGAACCCTGCCAGAGCAGGTCAACGCCCCTGTCCTCATCGGATGGATTGCCGATAAACTCGAATTCGTAAAATCCCTTTATGCCGTCCACACAGGCATTTGCCATACGTCCCCGGATTTTGGCGATTACCTCTGCTTCCATCTGGTCAACTTCGTCAAGAACGGCGCGGTCAAGCTGGATGCCGGATGTTTTTGTTGATTTCCTTGCACCGTCGTCCTCGCCGGGCTTGAGTGTGGCCCCCCGCATATACAGGTTGGAATCAAAGATACGCTTTATGCTGGCCGAATCAGTGGCTTTGCCGCCGGTCTTGAAGTATTTTCCAATGGCTGCGTGATTATTTGCGATGACAGGGTTGAATCTTGATTTGACATAATCCTGCATATCGTCGTCGGTCGGGAAATAATACCCGACGCCCTGCGGGTATCGTCCATACCGCATACCGTGAAGCGTTCTGACGATGGCACATTCTGAAAATCCGCCGCCGGTTGCTTTCATCGCCACTTTTTCGCAACAGGTAATTTCGAGCGGCTCTTTGAGATATTCGCGGCCTTCAAACGAAAAGTGCTGTCCGCTTGCCAGTTTCAGGCCGAGCGGATTGCCGTCTTTGTCTTTGTATTGGTATGTCGCCCAAATGCCCGGAGATACCTGCTTTAATACTTCCGGGTCGGTCGGGCTTAGTGGTTTTTGCGCATCCTGCACCATTTTCTATGTTGTGTCTGCCTTTCAAATCGGGGTCAGAAACAACCGGGCACCCATAATTTCTCCCAAGACCTCGATTTAAGGCAGTTAATGAGTAAAAAAACAAGGTTTTTTTGCATTTCCATAAACCTTTTTTGATGTTTTTTTCTCACCTTCGGGCGTTCGTACCATACCGGCACGATACTGTATCAGCACACAACACGCCCCGGATGACACTTACTCATCCGAATTTTCCTGGTTTTCTCTGACCATCTCTTCCGGCATTTTAACGCCGCCGCAGGCAATATTCAAGGCCGCATTATAATCCGCATTGGCCTCAAAACCGCACTTCAAACATTTGAATTCTGCCTGTTTTTTTCTATCAAAAATCTTCCATCATTTCCAGCATTTCGAGACCCAAAGAACCATCGTCCAGAATTTCGCGGACGGAAACATTGTCTATCGCAACCAAAACATCCTCTTCGTCATATCCACGCGCTAAAAATTTTATCTTGTTATCAGACGACCCAGCCGTAAAAACTTTCGGAAGTTCCAACTCAAGTTCCATACCAATGAATTCCTCATTACCACCCAAAGAAACCTTATACATACCGAACATAGTTTGAAGAATGGGGAAATCAAAATCTACTTGATAGGTCTTCCCGCCAGTAATCCCTATAGCCTGAGACGCCTCCCAGTAAGTCTCACTGTACGCAAAAGGCTGAAAATTCAATAACCCACCACCTATATATCACTCACCTGTCGGCGGCAACTCCCAATTATCACCAATGGAAAACCCGCCATTTACAACCAATTCATTTCCTAATGACACAGTACGCCCTCCGCCGCCAAAACAAAAATGGCCGCCCAATCGAATCGCAGCCAGATCAGAGTTAATGCTGCAACCAATAAAGCCGCGCCTGTTTTTTGCAATTTCATTGTCTTATCTCTTTTTGCTCAAATTGCCCTGCTTAATCATTTTCACGGTCAGTATCCGTGCAGTATCCGTGTCGGAAACTTGTTGCGCAAGTGGCTGGTACAGGCAGGAACACATCGGACACCTGTAGGCGGCGTTTTCGTTGCTTACAAAGTTAATCTCCTGCAATGTTCCGCAGTCGGGACAGATTACTTTGACAATCATTTTTTCAGCCCTCTTAGCAAAGTCCTGGCCCTTCTGGCTCGTTCTTTGATAGCTTTGTCAATGTCGCTCATTCCAGCCACTTCTTTTTCAAATCCGCCTGCCCGTTTTTCTACATCTTTTGTGGCAGCCGTTTTGAATTTCTGCAATCTCTGGATGTCCTCATCGGCTTCTTTGAAGATTTTTCGCTTCTTTTTTGAAACGCCCGATTTTGCCCCCAGCAAGTATGTCCCAATATCCATATCCGTACTCCTTTCGGTGTTTCTTTCTAAAATACACTCAATCGGAACGGCGTGTCAAGGGGTTTGTTTTCTCTTTGAAAAACAATGCCATAATCGAATCCAATTTTTTTAATAATGTCCCTTTCTGCTTAGTTAAGGTTGTTCGTTTTCGTTATGCTTCTTTTTTTTGACAATTATTCCAATCTCGCTGACGCACAGGCTGGCCGGGTCAAAATGATACGCCAACCGCAGCCCGCCGCCGCTTGAATTCCGCGCCTTCAAAATGTGCAGTGTCCTCGTATGTTCGGACTGGCTTGACCCGCAGCAACTTTTTATCATCGAGTTTTTTGTGTCGTGAGATTCCAGCCAGACGATTGTTTGCGCAAATCTCGAAAAAGCCGACGACCCGGCGATTTGATTGACGTCAGGATACATCATTGACTTCGTGGGATGCGTAATAAAGAGTATCGAGCAGCCGTATCTGACGGCGATGCCTTTAACGTTCTGAAGGAAGGCATTGTCCGCGATCCAAGGCTTGCCGTTGGACACCGCGGCGGTAATCGGGTCAACACCGATAAGCCGGCAACCGCAATGCGCCCTGTCATTAATCCACTGGCCGATCTGCTCATGGGTTTGCTGGTTTTTGGCGTCAAAGAGCACCTTCCCCATTTTCTGGAGGAAATCAGCGTTATCGGACATTATCCCTGGAACGGCGCAGGATAGCTCAGAAACGCCTTCGGGGTAGGTGAGGGCAGATAGACCCGTTTTTTGCGCCAAAGCCCGTCTTAGATGAAATGGGGTGTCTTCCTCGAGCTCGTAGAGGGCGGTCTTGACCCCCGACTCAGCATAATGGGCAAATAACTGCATTGCCATAAGCGATTTCGAGGCGCCGACGTTGCCGCAGAGCATCGTTACCGTACCCGGAAGAAAGGCGCGGGTGTACCAGTGCAAACCCTCCCACGGCATTGGCAGTGATTTGCGCCGGCCTGCAATCTCGGAATCGAATACTCCCTGCAACTGCTCTGTTTTTGATTGATTTTCGCCGTCTGCATCCAGCTGCCCCTGTAATTCCCGAAGGTCGCGGCTTAAAATATTCATCCGCTCGGCCAGTGTGCCGTCGTCGCCGGTGGTCTGCGATGTAAGTGCCTGTAATTGCCGGGCAATGTACCGCTCTTTAACCTTTTTGGCGTAATATACGGCATTTACCGCCGACGGAGTGGATTCGGCGGTACGCATAAGAAAATCGACCCCGCCAACGACGGCCAGTTGTTTTTTTGCAGCCAGGTAATCCCGGAGTACGATGAGGTCTATCAGGCGGTTTTCCCTGTGTAAGGCCACAATGGCGTCAAACACCGTCGCAGCGGCCCTATTCTCGAAATACCCACTATCGGGAAGAACTGTCAGGACTCCGGTAATGACGCCGGAATCGAGAATCATTGACCCACAGACCGCCGCTTCGTGTACCAGTGATTGCTCCGTCACAGCCCAAACTCCATCCTGATAGCCAGTTTTTGGCGGTTTAAAAGTTCTTCCTCGTCCACTGGTGCCGTGGCGGTACAGGGGTCTGCCGGCGGCGGCAAATCATCTTCCCATCGCTGCTGTTCCAGCCAGTTGCCGGCGGAGGGGATAAACTGCCCTCCGTCCCTTATCCACTGCCCGGAACATCGCTGTTCTTTGACCGCATCCAGAATTCTTTCAAATAACGCGGTATCAGGGTTGATTTCGCGAAATGCTTTCAGCGCCGCCGTCTTAGCGATTCTCCTCGGGTATGCCTTCCAAAAGGCCGCAAATTTTCTACTAATTTCCTCTTCTTCTTTCCCAATCGCCGGATGTTCCATTTCAGGACTTTGCCGGGGCGCTCCGGCAGACGCCCTTTCCTGCCTCCTCCACGTCCGCACGGCAGCCTGCCAGTCTTTCATTCGGTTCCTTCCTATCATCCAGCCCTTGCTGTCGTAGAAGTCGAGAAAACTCTGTGGGTCAAGATTGTAGTCAATCTGCATCGCGTACTGCTTTAATTCTTCAGGCGAAGGTTTTCGGAAATTCTTGCTTTTTTCTGTCAGAGGTAAATTGAGCGCGCGCCTTTCTTTGGTAACTTTCTTTTCTTTGGTAACTTTCTTTTTTAAAGAAAGTACTGCTTTTGTATCTGTATCTGTATCTGTATCTGTATCTGTATCTGTATCTGTATCTGTATCTGTATCTACTTGTCGGCTAACATTGCTAACAGGGTGGCTAACAATGTTAACAACCTCATTTTCAAGAGAATTTTGCACCTTTTCTAAAATCCTCTTATCTTGCATATATTTTCGCATATAATCGTTTCTATGTCGGACATTTTGCATATCCCGGTATGTTTTGTAATTCACTACCTCATAAAAAAATTCGCCTGATTTTAACAATCTCCTTCCCTCAAGCTCTTTACAGCGACTATGAGGGTCGGGTTGCTGGAGTCTATTTAAAACCTCAACAACCTTTTCTTCCGGCATACCTATCGCTACGGCCATAATTTTAGGATTAAGCTCAATGCCGCCGTCCTTATCGGTATTGGCTAAAATATACATCCAGACAGCGAACATTTCAGCTCCAGAGCCGGACATCGAACCCGTAAAGCAACTTGCGAATACTTTTCCAAACATAAAGTACCTTTCCTAAACCATGTTAAGGTTTATCCAAATGCGAATATTAACACAACCTAACAAGACCTAACAAGGATGTCAATGTAAAATTTCCAAAAGCCGCGTTCGGATACTTGAGAAATGTCATAAATGCTTGTATTTAATAGGGTTGCTATAGTTCCTCTGTGTGTTGGCCGGAAGGTTGCGCGTTCTTCTGTGGCGTATTCCTGACCGACCGGCAACCTATACCACATGAATCCTACTACCAGAGAATCTCTTCGCCAATCCTACCCCCTACATTGCCCGTATTTCACTCCACAATCAACCACAATCAACGAAAACCATAAATCAATCCCACAAACAAACCCTGCACCCACTTTTCAATCCTGGGGCAAACCAAGGGGTTTGATAAGTTCACGATGTATCTTCCTGTGGCAATTCGGACAAACAATAATCACATTGCCGGGAACATACTTCCCACCCGCTTTTCTGTGAATTACCCGGTGTTTATCACAAGGACCTTCCCATCCACACAAAATGCATTTTGTTTTATCCGCTTTCACGCGACCCTTCTTTTCCGCCTTAAATCGACCGCGACGGTGTTTTTCGCAATATTGGTCATATCGAACTTTCCCATCCACAATTCCCTTATTCGCCTGCAAATTTTCACATCCTGCTATAACACAATTTTCACGCTTATAGCCTTTCGCGGCAGGCGGACGGTATTTGTAATCATCCGGCAGACCACGCCGCTTTAATTGTCTATGACGGCGACACCGTTTGTTAAAAAATATACGCCCATCCTTCCTGCTTCCCTGCCGACATACTTCTTTGCCGCAACCCGGAACTTCACACAAAACAAAAATATCTTCAACCAGGACGGTTTCTAATGGCGGCATCGGCAAACTCAAATCCGCAAACCGAATCGCTTTTTGTTTATCCCGATTCAAAACCAACCGATGAAAATTGCACCACCGCGAATATCTTCGCTCGCACGTTATCGCATCCACGCCCAGCGACGAACAGTAATCTTCGCAACCCTTTACCGCACATCGAGGATGACCAGGATAAATATCCCGATTCCGGGACGGTACATAATTCGCAGGAACATTGCCAAGATATCGAGCCCTTGCCAACCTGCGATGACCACTACAAAGAACACGATGGTCTATTATCTTCCCAGATTTATAATACGGCTCCTGCCAGCATCGACAACCTTTAACACAACATAAACCCTGAACCAAAGAACCGGTCTTCTGTAAATGCAAAATTTCCTTTTTCTCAATCTTCATTGTGGTATTATATCACAATATCAATCCACCGTAAAGGGGGGAATCAAAAAACCGGGCGGCACAAAGGGAGAGAGAGTATAGATTCGACACCCCGGCCTGTTGGGGGGCATAGGGGGGGTCTGTAAAAAAACGTCCGATAACAGTCCCACAAGGCACACGCAGTGGCCGCAACGTCCCATAATGCCGCTTATCTATCACATTTGACCCGATAACATTGTTGGCGACAAGCCACTTTCGCTTTGAATGTAACACAACACTCATTATCGGACGTAAGAATAAATCATAACTCCTTATCACTGCAAGTGTTATCGTCTCTGGCATTTTCGCCGTCAATTATTGTCTCATCATCCCCCATATCTGGTATATCTTCCCGTGTTTCACGTGAAACGTTATCGGACTCAAACGCCGCGTCAACAGGCTTAGAAGAGGATTGGAGCAGCGGCTTGCCTGCGAGTACAAGTGCTGCAACGGCCTTAGCTTGCGATTCAAGAACCGCGTCGAGCCGCTCTGATTGCCGGGTATCTATCACAATTGTCGGGTCGAGCAATCTGGCGGCCTGCCATAGCATCTGAAGCATCGTGCGGCAGGTCGTATTATCATGGTCAATCCAAGCGCGCCCGTAGAGTTCTTGCCAACGATTCACCGCGTATTCCTTGCATATAATCTCTTGTACCAGCCCTACTTGAGGCGTTTTTGGCGCTCTTTTTTCTATTTCTTGCTTGATATTGCTACGCGCGAAAAAGCGGCAGGCTGCTTGGTCTCTCGTTCGCCCAACCGCTTTGTAGCCGGCCGCAGAATAACTTTGTGCTTTATTGCCGAACGTCGGCGACGTGTTTGTTACATAGTTATCTACACACAGCAATTGTTGCGGAGTGAGTAGTCGGTGCAGTTTTTGTCCTTTTTTCGCCATTGTGTGTTTGGTTTGCGCTCCCTACGTTCCGTAGGGGAGCAATTATAATCGTTTTACCCCTTCGGGAAATGGTTGTCAAGGACTCTTCTTGTCTTGATTTGTGTGTTTTGGAGCCTATCTCTTTATTGGCAAGGGGATAAAATTATTTATTTTATCGCCGCGATTTGGCAGAAGTCCGGTAATAATTGGGGCGTCCACCAAATCAAAACGAAGGGAAAGGATAATTTTATCCTTTTTTTTCTTGACTTTTGTTTTTTGCGTGTTATACTTTATTTATGATGCGTCGACTGACAAAAAAAGAATGGTTGATTCTGTGCATAGCGGCGTTTTTGGCGCTGTGCTGAACGAAAGGGGTAAAAAAATGAGAACTATTGAGCAAATTACCGAAGCCCGGGCGATACAGGCCCGGCGGGAAAACAAAGAATTGGCACTTAACGTGGCTGCGGGGCTTGTGCTGTTTGTTGCAGTGTGGCTGATGATGGCTTTGGTATTTTAAACGAAAGGGGTAAAAAAATGAAAAAAGTAAGACTATGCGAAATGGAATCAGCGAAGGAAAAATGCCCCAGGTGCGGGCGGGAAAACGAAAGCAGAAGCATTATGGACGGATGTTTTTCTTTCTGGTGTGAAAGCTGCAAAAAAGCGTATGAGGGATGTATTGTCGACATCGCCGACTTTACGGTAGGGGAAATGAAAAACTACACGGTAGAATTGAGGCAACTGTAGAATTTACCGTTGCGTTGCGAAAAGAAAAGGAATTGCAAAAAACCTTTGCGGCAAGTGGCGACGATGACGCAGAAATACACATACACCACTATCCGGTGTAAAACCTGTAAAATAAGCAATGTTCTTCTCTGGGGCTTGAGCTGTTCGCGGGCTTGTGGCTGCTAAAAAAGAGCGCCAGAAAATGACGCCAGAAGAAGCGTTATGATAGTAAAAGAAAAAACTGATAAGCAATGTTCTTCTCCTCCGATGCCCGGCGCGGTTTGTTATCTGTGCCGGGCATCTTAACAAAGCTGGCTTGTGGGGAATTGACCATTCTTCTCACCGCAGTCGTTCGACGGTAATATCGACGACATTTACCCCTGAAAACGGTTTGCCGGCTGTCCGACAACAACCGGCAGAATTGACAGAATAGTGATAACTGACCTGCAAAGACAGAGCCGCAAAAAGCACATTGGCAGCAGCGATGTTGCGGCCATTTTGGGACTTGACCCGTTCAGGAATGCTTATGAGGTTTTTCTGGAGAAAACCGGCAAGCTGGACGACAAAGAAAAGGCTGGCCGCGCTATAAATCTCGGCTCGATGCTTGAACACGCAATTATCCGTATGGCCGAAGACCGGCTGGGTAAAATTGTTCGGAATCAGTACCGAACCGTTAAAGACTTTCCCGTCCTTGCGGCCTCGACCGACGGCATTGTGAAATCATCAGGCGAACCAGTCGAGGCAAAGTCCACGAACATCACATACCGCGCGCCGGAATCCGACCACTGGGGCGATGAAGGTACAGACCAGGTGCCGGAACGAGTAATTATTCAGTGTACAGTTCAGATGATGGCCACAGAATCATCGGTTTGCCATAACCCCGTGATAATCGGTGGGCGGGGATTTGTGATGTTTCGGGTACCATTTGACAAAGACCTTGCTGAGATGATTTTGGAGCGTGTGGCAAAGTTTTGGGAGTTTAATGTGCAGGGCGACAGGCCGCCCGAAAATTGTGTCCCGTCGATGGAAGTTGTCAAGCGTGTCCGCCGGATACCTGAGAAGACGGTGGATATTGCCGATGGGCTTGTGAAGCAGTGGCAAGCGGCAAGAGAATACCGTTTGGAGTGGGAGAAAAAAGAAGAAAAGGCACAGGCTGAAATGCTGGCGGCATTGGGCCTGGCGGAGGCTGGAAAATTCAGCGACGGCCTTCTGACTTATTTTCGGCAATCCAGAGAATCGCTGGACGTTGCCCGCCTGAAAGCGGAGAATCCGAAAATTGCGGCAGAATATATGAAGACAACAGCATACCGGGTGCCCAGAGTAAAAAAATTACTTCTGAAAGGATGACGACTATGGAGGCTGACATTCACGTTGTGAGTTGGCAAGTTGCTGAGAGAAGCAGACAAAAAATCATAATCGGTAATTATGAAGTACGCGTGGGCGGAGTGGTTGCTGCCAAGACGAGCTTCAACGACGGGTATGATTCCATTGAGGTGCAGATTCCAAATGCCCTGATGGCGAAAATCGAGGCAATTGATGCAGAGGTGCGTCAAGCCGTGATTGATAACTTTGCGAAATAGAAAGGATAATTATGGCAGAGCACGAGAACCAAATTCAGCACGTCGAGGCAATGGCCGTCGAAAAAGACGCTCTCGAAATTATGGAAAGAGCGAGCATTGATATTCAGATATCGACGGCGCACAAATACCCGCGAAGCCTGGCGGCGTTCAATCAGCGGGCGAAGGAAATGGTGTCGGTAGATATCGAGACCGCCGAATCCTGCATTTATCGGCGTCCCGTCGGCAAAGACGCCAGCGGCAGGCAAACCTTCGCTTCCGGCGAATCCGTCCGTCTGGCCGAGATTGTAGCGGCCTGCTACGGCAATCTCCGCGTTGGCGCAATCATTACCGAAATGACGCCGACCTATGTCAAAGCCTGCGGAATGGCGCACGACCTTGAGAGTAATTTCGCACAAAAAACCGAAGTTGTCGAATCAACCGTAACCCGCTCCGGCAAACCTTATGACGAGCGAATGCGGATTGTTGTCGCAAAAGCCGCGCAAGCCAAAGCCAAACGGGATGCCATTTTCGGTGTTGTGCCAAAAAGCCTGTGCAAGTCTATCACGGCGGTTGCCCGGGGAGTTATCGAGGGCAATCAAAAGCCATTGACAGAACGCCGGGCGGCAGTCGAATCGTGGATGTCGAAGTTATCAATATCTAAAGAGCGAGTTTTTGTAGCTCTTGGCGTAAAAGGGATTGAGGAAGTCGGAAACGAAGAAATTGAAACTTTAACCGGCCTAAGAACAGCTTTAAGGGACGGCGATATTACGCTGGAAGAGGCGTTCCCGCCGATTGCCGAGGAGCAAACCCCCGGCGTCGAAGGTCTCAAGAAGCGGTTGCAAATAGACAAGAAAAACACTGCTACCAAACCCGGCTCTGCAAACCCCGCAGACACAGACACCCCGCCAACCGCCCAGCTTGACCCTGAATTGGCCGAATTGGACAGATTCACCCAACCACCACCACAAAAAACGCCGCAGGATGCATCAGGAGCGATGAACATTGACCCGTCTGAGCAATTCTACTGTCAACATTGCGGCAACGTTTTCCCAGAGCCTAAGAGCGCAACCATCAAAGGCGCGAAGAAAAGTATGTGTCCAGAGTGCCTGTCCGAAGAGATAATCGACCGGACGGCATAATCACAATTCAAGATAAACAGAAAGGACAATAGCGGGAGAACGGATGCTCCCGCCTGTTTTTGAAAGGAAAATGAAAAATGAATTTGATTAAATCAATTCTGGCTGGACTCTGGGAAGCGGTGAAGATTCTGTTTGCGGGCAAACGCAGCAAATATCTGTAAGCGACCGGGGAAACCGGTACTGATGAATAACGCTAATTTGAAAGGAGACTGAAAAATGAAAATCTGCGAAAAGAAATTTTGGCCTGGTATGATTGTTTTTCTTGCCACTCTCGCGCTGTTATTTTTGTTTGGATGTGATGATTTCCCCGGCCCGGAAGCAAGGCAGGCGTCTGAAGTACGGGTGTTCAACGTCGGAGATAGAAGAATCGACCGACCCATGTTAGACAGTGAAGGGCGGGTAACGTCCGCAGAAGGCGACCAGGTCGCCGCCTTCTTCTATCCAAGTGGCGACATGGTCGAGGTTGGAGGCCTGCGATTCCATCCCACAGGGCCGTCTGTAGCCAGATACATTCAGCGGGAAAACGCGACTGGGAGGCCCTATTCCATCGCTACAGACAGGGCAGAGATGCGGTCGAATCTTACCACCAACGGCAACGGATATGCGCTCTTTACCGGTAGTTGCGATTTATGGGGAGTTGAGGATTTACAAACTTGGATATTCGTAAAAGGTCATAACACCCCCGCAAGGGGCGTAGGAATCACATTCCAAAACTGGTGGGATGTTCGCACACACTGGACCAAACTGACACCATGGTATGACAATTATTATAGCAAAGATTGGCAGACTTGGTTTGTTGGCGGCGACGTCTGTTCTGTGAAGTGTTATTCCTGTAGCAGCGTTCCGGTCAATGTTGCCGGTAATGAAGCTGCCGCAGGGTTTGGCGGTTTTTCCGCGGGCGAGGACACATTTTTAGCTGCCGCAGGAAATTCTCCGGCTTCAGGTTTTACCGTTTCAGCGGTCGAATGGTGTATTCAGACCGCCGAAGCTGGAATTAAACCGGTTGATAATTTTTGTCCTCTCGATGAGTGCGACCCAAATATCATAAAGTATTATGGCTCGCCGTATTTTGCTTCTTTTCATGTTGCTCTGGCGGATTCCGTGGGCGAGAATTTTATCGGCGAGATCATACCGGCTCAAATATGGTTCGGTAACCGAACAAAGGAAACCATAAATACCGTCATCTTTGGGCTTAGCGATGACCGCAAGTCGGCGATAATACGTTCCGATTATTTCATACCGGTGATTCCACAGGCATACACCCTCGAAAAGGCTGATTTAGAGGTATATGATAGATGGTCGTTCGTGGAAAACGCGAAGTCGCCGGATATTGATATTTTTGCCCCGCTGTTTTTTGATAAGCCATATGCTGACCCGAATTACGTCAGCATCGACCCGAATTACGTTGAGAATGGAGTGATACTGCAGCGCGTGAATCCTGCCAGGTTTCGGCCTGTCCATATAATACCCGCCGCCGACAATGAGATTGTCCGCATACGGCTTAAGCTTGACAAAGCAAATTTCCTGCCGATATTGCAATACTGGCTTAGCGATAACAAGGTTTTTGATATTAACGATGACGGCATCGTGAACCTCAGTGATTTACCAGATTGAAAAGAAGGGAGCTGGAGAGATATGAATAAATCAGAAACATTCGATTGGATAAAAACAGAAATCTGCGGCCGCTGGCCGGGCGTAGAATTGACGCAGGCAATAAAAGACGATTTGTACAACGGCCTGTTGTCGGTCGGGCAGGAATACGCCACACAAGCGGCGCAGCAGCAGCGGGCCGACTCCCAGGCCAAGTATCCGAACGCGGCCCGTATTGTCAAAATCGCCCGCGACCTGCAAAAAAAATTCGGCCCCTCGATGTCAAAGCAGCGAAGCTTTACCGACTTCCATTGTTCCTGCGTTTATCTTGGCGGCCTTGAAAGCGTCAACTGGAAAGCAGGGAAGGTCCTCTCTGTCCGCACAAGACTCTGCGGCGCGCGCGAAATGCCGGAAGCCTTTAGCGATGTAATCGAGCGTTGCCGATACTGGCTTGGCGAAGGGTACGGCGACGCAACAAAATTCCAGATTTTCATCGACGATCACTCGGCAGCCGAGGCAAGCGGGTGGAACCTAAGAATGCTTGACCCTGCTGAGAGAGAACACTACGCCGACTATCTCGACGCCCTTGAGGCTTCAAAGAAGAAGCGGCTTGCGGTGACGGTTGCCTCCGGTCTGCCGGAGATACCGAAAGAGGCCGTTGTGAACACGGCGGCGAAAGCGCGGGAAATGATTACGGCCGTGAAGGTTGCGGAGAAGCCGGTTTAGAAAAACTTACTTTTGAGGTGAAAAATGAAAAAAGCAGAATATGTCAATCTTCTCGAAACCATCGATGCCTGCTCTGGTGCCCTTGCGTGGACAATCAGGGACGGCGGCAATACGCCGCAGGATTGCTGGAACAACTGCCCCCGCGGGGACTGGATGCTGTGGCTGATTCACAGGTTGCTCGAACCGCCGGAAAACGAACAAGTTCTGCGGAAATTCACCGGAACGAAAGTAAAGTGTGCCAGACTGGTGCAGCATCTGATGGCTGATGGCCGAAGTCTTGCCGCTCTTGACGTTGCCGAGCGGTTCAGCGAAGGATTAGCAACACGGGACGAATTAGATGCCGCCCATGCCTATGCCGTCGCCGCCCATGCCGCCGCCTGTGCCGCCCCGGCCCATGCCCTCGCCGCCGCCGCCGCCGCCTGTGCCGCCTCGGCCTATGCCCTCGTCGCCGCCTGTGCCGCCTGTGCCGCCTCGGCCCCTGCCATCGCCGCCTGTGCCGCCTGTGCCGCCTCGGCCCCTGCCATCGCCGCCTGTGCCGCCTCGGCATCGACCGAAGGAGAAAAGATTTTGCGCAAATGCGCCGGTATAGTCCGTGCCGACTGGCCGGATATCGAAGAAATAATCAGCGAACAAACAGGACGGTGAAAAATGAAGAGAGATATCGCAAAGAGAGTTAATCTGGACGACGTTAGTTTTCAACTCGCTGGCCGAAAAACCGGGGTGTTCGTTTCTTTTTCTCTATCCTCAAAAAGGCTGTTCTTCAACGCGAATGTGGTGAATGAACTACGCCTGAGGGAATGGAAACAATGCCTTGTGGGAATTGACAGGAAGACAGGAATCATCGTCCTGAAAAAATGCACCGCGGAAGAATACGGCTCGGTGCAGGTAGTACTCTACAAAAGGAACGCTTACCACATCTGCATAGGGGCTCTTGTAAGACTTGAGGAATCGCTGCTTGGTAAAGCGTATGCCGCAGAGCGTGAAGGCAACCTGATTTACCTCGAAAGAGTTGACAAAAAAGAAAGGAGTACCAAATGAACACCGAAAC